CTTCCATCTCAAAAGAAGGAGAATTCAGTCAGGACAATCTCATATTCAAAGAATTGAGAAATCGTGGTTATATTGATAAGATAAGAAAATTTATCTTAACCATGACTGATAAAAAATTGTCTCTTAAATGATATTTATTATACCATATAAACTTGGCATACCTCTAGCACCATAATAAAATGTTCTTGGTGTAGAAGGTCCTACAGATAATAAAGTATAAGCATTTTCTGTTCCAGCAACATAATTATTTTCAAATATATTCAAATAATCCTGATTAAGCAATTCATTAATTGTTTCTGCAAATACTAATTCGTATTTTGATGTATCCGAATAATTGCTAAAATGGGATTGATCAAATTTAAATATTCCTTCTGAAATATTTAATGTTGGATTAGTTGAATACGCAACTTCTGTATAAACTCCAGCAATAAAGTAATTATTATCAGTTATTTTAACAGAAAATTCAGCATCGAAATTAAGACCATCAGTTTGATATCCACTAGTAAATCCTATACAATTACAACCTTCCGTCCATGTATTTAATACATTTTTTTCCTCGTATTTAAATCTTCGTAGATAAGCTTGTAATTCATTTTGATTTTTAAAACATTCTAAATAATTTCCATCTATGGTATATGTTTTAGCACAGCCATTTACATCTTTATCTATTTCTATTAATGATAAAGGCGGAATACCTCTTACATAAAGATTTATTGTACTTAAATTTCCAAGTCTATTATCATTATTTACAATATCTTTTAAGAAAATTATTTCTTCATTTTCGCTTGAAGTTTCTATTTTTTCTATTCTATAACGATCTACATTTGCTGTATTTCCGGTATAAGATACCTCAATTAAATCATTTTCTACAGCCCCCAACGAATCCACATTTCCATAATTTGTCATAGATTTTATGACATAATATGGATCTCCAGTAAAACCAGAATTGAGAGTAAATTGTGGTGGATCTACGAAGTAATCTCTTTCGTATCTTGATTCTGCATTATTTAAAACTGCTGCTGAAATAACAGTTGTTAAAATTAAATTATCATTTTGAGAACCGTTAAACTGATAAATTCCATTTACATTAGATGTTATTCCATCTTGATCTTTTACATAGTAACCATTAGAAACAGTAAATGTATTTCCATTTGTAAGACCTTGTAAAAGAATACTAATATACTCTAGATCATTTTCAGATTCTGTATTTGAATAATCAAAAATTGCTTTAGTGAAAGAATTATAATATTGTACTAAAGGAGAAGAATTTATCTTTTTTCCAATTAAATCAACATCAGTATATGAGTTTACTATATTGATTCCATAAGAATCAAATGTTTTCACCAAATATGGTGGATCATCATTTTTAAAAAACTCTTGTTCTGACATATATTAATTTGCTAAGAAGTATAGTTTTTGACCAGTAGATCCGCCACCACTCAAGGCAAAAAGCTTATTCAAATTTGATATTTCTACGAAAAGATTTTCTCCTGGATCTATTGGATATGCATTAGTAGTTCCTATTACACTAGTTATTCCTACAAAAATTTGGAATGTATTTGTATAATTACTCTTAAGATTTACTCCTCTTGTGCATGTAAATCCAGCAGCACTGATTGTTGTCGGTGATGTGGTGGCGGTAAACAAACCAGTTGTTAGAGTAGTTGGTAATGTTTGAGAATCTACAGTAACTTTTGCTGTTCCCGCATTAAGAAGAGTTTCGATTGCAGGAATTCTGGAAGTGAATGTTGCACCAGAATTACCAGATTGGTTAATCGATGTCAATAGAGATTCAAGAGTTATACCAGTAATACTTACTGGAGAACCAGTTGACCCCCTTATGTAAAGCGGAGTAGCATCTGTATTGGTTACAGCTACGCTGGGAGAAATGGTGGCGGTTAAAGTTATAGGAGCACCCAATATCTGAACCATCAGAGCGTTACTGCCGCCACCATTTGATACGCCAGCAATTAGGTTTGTGGTTGGGTCAAATAGTCGAACATAGGATCCGGTAGTAACACCATCAGGCCCAGCACCGATGCTTTTTATTTTGTAATTTCCACTTGAAAAATTAGAAGATAGTCCCTGAATACCCGCAAAGATATTTGCCAAGAGAGTATTCCCGGCCTGATCCTCTGTTACTACTGCATTATTAAGACCTGACCCATTTACTTTTAGCGAAGTTGTGCTATAATTTACTACCTGTACTGATCCTGCTGTACCACCACCAGTAATTGTGGCTCTGGTATTTAAGGTAACACCAGTAGAGGGAATATAGACTGGTAATGGGCTGGTCGAGGTGATTCTGGTGGCATCTGAAGTACCACCAAATACCATTTTCGTTAATTGAACATGAGAAGTAGCACCATAAACATCGATAACAAAATCAGTTGCAATGGTAGCGGTAAGACCACCAGCGATACCTACATTCAAATTGGGATCAGTATTATCAGGCATTTTTTCTCCAAATTACACTACTATATAGGGTATTAATTATGCTTATCGAACCAACTTTTAAAAACCAGTTTTCCAAATTAATTATAGAACATGTCACTAAAACAAATTGCACTTATATGGATGCAATTTTAAAACATTGCGCTGATTATGAGATTGAGCCTGAAGGGGCTGCTAAATTACTCACAAAGCCAATTATCGAAAAACTAGTCGAAGAGGGAAGAGATCTACATCTTTTACCCAAAAAGGCCAAACTTCCTTTTTGACTAAACACCAGACTTTGGTATACTACACCATCGGCCAAGGGAGTTCCTTGGGTAAAATTTAAGGAGACTATATGTCATTTAGTGATTTCAAAAAGCGTTCAAAGTCAAGCATCGAAACTCTAACAAAGAAGATCGAAGATCTAAACAAGACTGCTGATTACAAGGATGATCGGTTTTGGCGACCAGAAGTGGATAAGGCGGGTAACGGCTATGCCGTCATTCGATTCCTTCCTGCATGTGAGGGCGAAGATGTTCCATGGGTCAAGGTCTACTCACACGGGTTCCAAGGCAAGGGTGGATGGCTGATCGACAACTGCCCAACCACACTTGGATTAAAGTGTCCGATCTGCGAAGCCAATAGCGAACTTTGGAACAGCGGTGTTGAGAAGGACAAGGACATTGCTCGTAACCGTAAGCGCAAGCTTACCTACATCAGCAACATTCTTGTTGTAAGCGATCCTTCCAATCCACAGAATGAAGGCAAGGTGTTCCTCTTCAAGTACGGCACAAAGATCTTCCAGAAGATTCAGGAGGCCATGCAGCCTCAGTTCAAGGATGAGGAAGCTATCAATCCGTTCGACTTCTGGAAGGGTGCTAACTTCAAGCTGAAGATTCGTAAGGTCGCTGGTTACACCAACTACGACAAGTCTGAGTTTGACGGTGCGGCTGAACTTTACAAGGGTGATGACGAGAAACTTGAGAAGCTGTGGAAGACCCTTTACAAGCTTCAGGATTTCGTTGCTCCCTCTGAATTCAAGTCATATGACGAACTCAAGAAGAAGCTCAATGATGTTCTGGGCGGCGACCTTCGCAGTGTTGCCCCTGCCACTAAGAGAGCGGAGGACGAGGAGGAAGTAGTTGAAATGGCTTCGGCTCGGAAGGCCCCAAAACCTGACGAAGATGAGGATGCGCTTGAATACTTCAAGCGACTAGCTAAGGAAGACTAATCGTCCAAGACATCCAAACCTCACAAGACCCTCCAAATTGGAGGGTCTTTTATTGATGTAATAAAATCTGCAATGTCATTGGAATTACTTCCTATTGGTGTCTTTGTTTCATTGCTTGTATTTATTCTTGCAATAGGAAAGGATCTTTTAAAATCAGTATCAATTGTTCTTTCGTTTGTAGATTTATCACTTTCAAGCTGTGCTATTCTTTTCTCAATAATATTCTTTTCTATCTCACTTAAATTTTCAAAATTAGATTGTATTAATTTTAATTGAGATAATTCACTTGTATCAGTGACCATTTCCTGAACAGCTTTCTGATTGCTTTCCGTGCTATTTTCAGGAACTTCATTGTTTGGAGATTGCTCAAGAGTATCAATAGGAAATTGATTTGTTTGGTTTGATGCAGATACAGTATTCTTGTTTTCTTCTTGATTAGCTCTTTGTGCCTGATCTAAACTTGTCGTTTCAATTACTGGTTGATTTTCCGATTCATTTGTTTGCTGTTGATTTTGTTCTGGTATTACAGTATCGGATACAGTTGCATTTGGATCTACTTGTAGAGAATTATTTGTTTCATTTTCTTCATCTAGTAGAATATTTGAATAGTTTGAAACATCCATTTTTGGCGTTTTATTATCAGCCATATCAGTTTTTGCCTGATTTGGTTTTGAATAATCGATTGTATCAAATATTTCTCTTTCAAGCATAATTGTTTCTCTTCTCTTCTAATTTATTCTTATATTGATTGAAATAAACATCTCTCTCCCAAGGGAACATTTCTTCTATATCATTTACATTAATTACGCTATTTGAAGATAAGAAGAAATTTATTTTGTAATACAAAACTAAATCAATATGATTTAAGCTAATGTAAAAAAATTGAGTACTCCGTCCAATCTGAGTGTTCGTTCTACTCCATCGCTTGTTTGATATTTTACATCTGAATGAATTTTTGGTAGAGCGAGAATAAAATCTTTTACTTGATTATATTCTTTCTTAGTCATAGAATTTAAAATATCATCTATATCATTGGTTCCAAGATCCTCAAAGTGATAGACAGAATCATCTTTTGAGATTTTTTCTATAGAAGCTTTGATTAGATGAGATATATCAAAATTACCATCTATTGATAAAATTTTTATTACTGCTGGTTGTTTGAACTGTATATAATAATTTTCAGTTAATTTCAATTTAAATTCTTTTTGACCAGTACCAACCATGAGTTCGGTTAGATTAACTGTTGTTTTTATTTTTTCATTTGTTATAGGACAAGTAAAATTTGTTTTTACTATCTCACCAACAGATTTAGATCTTAAATTACAAAACAAATATTCCAAATCTTGTAATGTTATACTTTCGACCGAGATACCATCAAAGCATTTACTAATTAACTCAAGAACATTTTTAATTATTAATGATGGATTCTTTTCTTCTTTTATCAGTAAAAGATTTTTCTCATCAGATACTAAAAATGGTCTGAAGTGTATTTTTTTACCTGTGCTGGGAACATTTATTTCATATTTTGGATAAGATCTTTCAAATTTCATTATATTGCCTCATAATTTCTAAAATTGTAAAATACATCAAATGTCGCAAATTCTCCAGTGTCAGCTGACAATTCTATTGGTTGTAATTTAATAGGATATGCTTCTTTGAAGGTGAATGTTGTCTTTATAATTCCATTCATATCAAGACATTCTACTTTTACAAAGCCATCTCTGATCACTTCATCATATGGTCTTGCAAACGAAACATCTCCGGAAATACTTCCGTCCTGAACAATAAGATTCATCCACGTTTCTAATAATTTGTATGTTTTCCAGTTTTGTTCGATAGGAAATCTTATAACTAAATTAGATGAATTTGAACCGTAACTGCTGTAGTTTTGCATAAAAGGAACATTTCTACCATGTCCTGGTCCTGGTAGTTTATCTGCTATTGTATCAAGTTGTCTTCCACCAAACGATACTCTTATTGCTGGTATTGTATTGATTCCATCTGGAGTATTCAAAACCACATTAAAGCGATTTTGTCTTTGTATGCCACCAGCAGCGTCTACTAAATTTTTTAATACGTCGATAGAATTGCTCATTTGAATAGTGTCTTTTCTGTTAGAAGCTTGAAATCCCACTCATTGTAGTTACAAATATTTTTTGCTGCTTTCCATTTAGCTTCATTTATCAAAAAGGTCACTAATTCATTCTTATAAGATTTTCTTTTTTTATTTGATGGTTCTTTTGTCTGTTTTTCTGGTTTTACTTCAACAATAAGGGTCTTCATGATGCCAGTTTTTTCTTTCAACATAACCATAAAATCAGGATAATAGGTGTGTTTTTTCTTATCGATTGGTGACATATAAGGTATTTTTACACACTCATAACACCATTTGATAACATTGTCTTGAATATCGAAGTACTTGCAAAGTTTTCTTTCCCATAAAGATTTGCACAATATTTTTTCGACATTTCCGACATATTTTTCTTCGTTCAAAGGTACAAATTTTGTCTTGTACGGCATCCAAATATATATAACAGATTTAAAAATGTCATATATCTATCCTACATCAGACCAATCAGAAATACCATATTGGATAATTTTTTATAATGCTCCATATAGCGTACTAGCACTTGATAGAACTCGCGGCGGGGTTATATCCAGAGCGGAAACTTATATTCAATTGCCATTGCCCACTAGTTTAGACATTGATACAGCGCACACGTATAATGAAGGTACAGGAACTCTAAATCCTGCTAGAGGAAGTGCTGCGGCAGAAATTAATTTAGGCGGTAGAGTAGAACTAGCAAAGAAAAGATATTTAGATCCATTGATTATGAGATTGGAAGAATTGTCTTCTACTTCTACATTTAGAACGACATCAAATGTATCTGAGCTATCTCTAACATCAGAAGCGCGTAGAGAGTTTGAAATTAATTATATACTAGTTCCTAAGAATTTTACTGATTCTGATATAATAATCGAAATATGTAACTATTTTAGAGCCGCTTCCTATCCATGGAGAGCGGATTCTCCTGAAAAGGTTTATCCCCCGTCTTTATGGGTAATGCAAGTAGTCGGTGCTGGACAGTCCGACTTTCTCACAGAATCATGGCTATCAGATCCTCTAGTTTGTGTGCTTACAAATGTTGTAATAAATAAAATTCCATTTGAAGATAAATCAGTCTCAAGAGTTTTCCAAGATGGAAGTTCTATGGCAACTAGTCTTACACTTTTATTTAAAGAATTTGAAACTGGTACATACGATCCAAGCCGTAATAGAGTGTTGAGTAAATCAGAAATAGCAGTTAATTAAAATAAAAATATTCATGTTCAATAGATTTAAAACAATAACATACACTATAGATGATAAAGATTTATCCGTAAAAGATTTATCTAAATCATTTGATTTAACTAATATTAAAAATAATATTTTCTCTACAAGAGTAGCAACAAATACTTTTTTAGATACTATTTCTTATAACAATTACGGAGTTTTTGATTATTATCATGTTCCACTTTATGCTGGTAATATTTTAAATCCTTATAAAGAACTTCCTCTAACTTCTAAAGAAGTTGAAAAAACAATTAATGATTATAGTGCTGTATATTTTACAAATATAGCAGGAAGTTGCTTTATTAATGGTGACTTGATTGCAAAACAAAACGCTGGTTTTTCTGCTGGCTTTGATGTTACTGATAATTTTGGTTATGTTGTTGGTATTGATTCAAATATAAACAAATTAAAAACTTTAATTATTGGTGAAGTAGGAACAGGACCTTGCTTAATAATAAGAAAAGAAAATAATTCTTGGGGTATATTTGCAACGTTTAATAATAGTTTAGAAGAAAATTATTCCGACTCTGCCAAATATTTTTTAGATGATTCATCAATCCAATCATCAGACACATCAATTCTTGAGCAGTATTATTCTTTCAAAGCAGGGGAAACAGGATTAAATTATTCATATAATAGTGAAGTTGATATATTTAATAGTAATAGATCTATAATTTATCTTATAGATCAAACTGCTATCAAGTCTTTTGAGGGTGCTATAAATGGCGGTAGCTAATTTATCAACAATAATTGAACTTAGGATAACTCACGGCAGAGATGATACTGTATGGCACATTGTAAACCCAGAAACTCCTAATCAAAGCTACGGATATTTTGAAAGACTTTCGATAGAAGAAGGAATCATGAGTGTTATTCCTCATGGAACATTAGTGTTACGCGATGAAGGAGACTTAATTTCCGATTTCAATTTTACCGGAAAGGATAAATTTTATCTAAAGATAAAAGATTCTGATGGAAATGAAATAGAACTATCAGATTATTATGTTTATCAAGTAGCAAGAGCTACAGATTATCAAAAAAAGGGCGAAACAAGATTCGCTACAATAAAATTTATACACGAATCTTATTTCTTTAACGAAAGATCTGTATTTGATTTTGAAGAAGATATAAAACCTATTTGTAGACTAGGCAATGAAGATAGTTGGGTTAAAAAAATATTTGAGCAATATTTTGCAAAGGATTGGGCCGCGGGAAAAGCTTATGCTTCCAATACAAAAAATTATGCTTGGTTGAAGCACAAGAATTTAGCATTCCCGAACGGAAGAAAAACAGATCAGACAAAGATTTTGAATCTTTTAAGTTATCTTGCGGAAAATGCAAATGTTGATCATGATCCACCAAGAGCAGATTTCCTATTCTGGAAAGATTTAACTGGAGTCAATTTTCTTTCAATGGGAGATGAGATCAATGCTAGTTCTGAACCAGATGCAACATACGGAGTCTTTGATAGAGATAGCATAGCACCGGATCAAATATTAAAAATTAATGATATTTCTGCTTTAAATATATCTTTTACGGATTTAGAACTTAGTGGTGCTTTCCAATCCTACTACGAAAGAATAGATCCTAATCTAGATCAACCACATTTTTATTTGATGGATTCCACAAATTCATTAAAGACAAAAATTATAAATTTTAATTTTCTAGATTATTATCCATCTTCTCCTTTTGTTGATGAAGCAGAACAAGATTCACAGGGGGATATAGATTGGAAACCAAATAGCGATATTGCAGATTTTGAAATAATTAATTTCGGAGGACAGCAAATTGATATCTCTACCTTACAAGGAGCTACCTCTGTAAAATACACCAAGAGAGTTTATGACGAAGAAAAATTTGGATTTTTTGATTTGTCTTATAACAATTCAGAATATCATGAGCCGTCATATTTCTATCACACTGATGGGGGGATAACTCTTACCGATTTCAAGAGTAGCAGACGTACAGGTATGGTTTGGCAGACAATGTTTGATATAGATGAAGAAAATCCATTTGATACTGAACAAGATAAGAATATAGCTAAACTTTATATCCAGCTAAAAAAAGATAAAATAAACGCTGCAAATATTTATTTTAATTTAAGAAATTTAAAAGAAAAATGGAATATTTTTAAATATGTAATTTGCTGTCTGCGGCAAGAATCAATGTTTGAATTTTGGGCAATGGTTTTTCCTAAACAAATCCATTCTCAAAAAACTGGAATAAATCTTTATGATTTTAGAGAAGTTTATTTTATTCCTAAGAAAAATCAATTCTTATCGTATAATCCATTAGTAGATTTTGTATCAGGTATAACTCTAGAACAAGCTGGATTGACTGCAAATAATACTTTATCTGGTGTTCCTGGCTCTGGATTTACCTTTATACAACCAATAGACAATATTGGCATTGGTCAAGTTGCATTTAATTCTAATGAAGTTAGAAATTTTATTGGCACTGTAAGTGGTTTTAGCTTTGCATATGCTGGACCAGGAACAAATATGGATTTGACGGGATATCCGAATGCATTTAAGAATATAGCTGTAGGTGCAGCATTAGCAGTAAATACCCCAGCAACTGCACAACAATTCTCTATGGGTCAAGTAGTCAAAATGACTGCAATTGATTGGAAAACAATAAGTGGAATAAGTATTGACGAAACATTCTATCAAAATAACAGATATCTTTTTATGTTTGATTCTCAAAATGATAAAGAAGGTTTCTGCGATGGTGGTAGTATTACAATAACATCATAACATGCCAAATAAAAAAATTAAAAATATTTCTACAATAGGTATTCAAGCTGTATCACCAGCTGAAAAATTTATTGAAATTAAAGAATACAAATGTGCTAATCCAGATGCTGTCGAAAAAGGTGGTCCTATTTCTATAGCAAAATGTGAAGAATTATATTTTCAAAATTATACTGGAGTTACATTTAAACCACAAGAGGCAGAGCCATCAGATTCTCAATTAGACGCTGCATTTGAAAATTTAAAGGGATGTAGTTTCATATCAGATAATATGGGAAACGATTATCTAGGATGCTATATCGAAGATCCAGATGCATTTTTTAGTTGCAATTGCCCAAAAGTAGGAAAAAAATTTCCAAAATTATTGAAATTTGCTACTAAAAATTCCACCTTTTGGAATACAGATTTAAGAACACCATTGGCAAGAAATTCTTTTGTAAGTATCCTATCTTCTTTTAAAGTAACAATTGTAGTAAATGGAAATTTTAGATTATATC